GACTTAACGAGTAGCTCAGACGCCCTATTTGGTTCGAAGAGAGGGTTCTCCGGCATTGTTCTTGCGATTGCACGCGACTGCTAAGTTGGGTGAGCAGTTCTAAACAACCTAAGCGGCGGTTGTTGAGTAAAAGAGTTCAAAATCTGGTATGCGGGCGAAACCATCAAGATGGGTTATTGAATTTATGGTTCGTTCCATACGCTGTACCATTGACTCGGTTACTCCGTAATTGTCCTGGAGGTAGACTAAGTAGGACTTACGGTCTTCATTCTTGTGCCAAACACGGGCTTTGTCTGCATATTGGTCATACTCGGTATGCTTCCCTTCTTGTCCGAGAGCGACCATCTTTTGTCCCAGTGCTTCCCAAATTGGTAATCCTGTAGCCCAAGCGAGGAGACTCTTACCCTTAGAGTAACAGAGCTCACGTCGAACTTGGTTTTCCTTCTTTGTTCCAAGGAATTCAACCATTTTGGTGGACCAACTGTTTGATTGTATGATTCGTGCGGGTATTCGTGTCATACGTAGGTGTTCACTGTCGCTGTAGAAAAAGTGATTGGAAAGAAACGAGCAACTAGTGATTGGACCCCAAACAAGTGGATCGGCTACTTGACCCAAGCCATGAACGGCGGGGTCTTTACTGTACACGAAATGCTTTGCGTGCCAGTGTGTGAAGACGGCTATGTCCTGCGGTCTTAGTCCTATGAGGACGTCATCTCCCTTTACTAAGAGAACATATTTGGTGATGCCTGCCATGTATAGTGTGTACTCGTAGTACGCAATCATAAGCATAGTGTTGCCAAAGGTGGTCCATCCATCGCCGGATGCCCTTCCTTCTGTTTCGTACACTATCTTGCCATTATCCATGGTAACCAAAAGTGTCAATGAGACTTCGAGTGCTTCTCGTACCCACTCAGCATTGAGTGGTTCATCCCAATCCGTGACACTTGAGTTTGCACAGGCCATGATCAACTCGTTCATCAATTCGTTCATTACACGTTTCTGAGTCATGTCAAAGCCACCTCCATCGCCAGGCGAAAAGAGGATTTCACCAATATCAACCATTCCCTTTTCCAAAGTTGCGCAGATTTCAATCCAGTTTTTCCTGCCGCAGTACTGTGGTAGCCCTTCGTGGGCAATACCCTCCAATATGTTGACAAAAGCATTAGCGTAAGCCTTCTTTTGATCAGAGGGTCCGCAAATCTGCCTTTCTTTAACATTATTGATTGGGGTTTCCTTATCATACCAAGCTGCTTGTGTGAACTGCTGTTCACTTTTGGAAAATGCCTTATACCAAGGTGATACCTTGGGGCGTATTACATCATTGGATATGCTCTCTTCTATTTTATCAGCATAGTTTTGGGTGTATTTACGTTCCCACTCCTTAATGTTGACTTTCCTTGGTCCTTGTTCGTATATATTAAGGAATTTGGGTATGTATTTACGCCTAAACCAGCGAGCAAACCCTTCAACTGTGTGTCCATTAGGCATGACTTTGTTGGAACATGCTCTCCTTGATGATGATATGGACGTCTTAAAACAGTGATGTTTTATGGTTGGTGTTCTGTAGTTTCCGTGATGTAACAAGGGAAATATCTGTGACGCGCCTACATGCTGCTTCACCTCTTGTTCACATGGTGCTCCTGAAAGTATCATATCTAAGTAGTCTTTCGAAACCTCAAATTTCTTGCAATCCGGTCCGAGGTCTGATACATCTAGTCGTTCAGGACAAACGACACAACTACTTAGCAGGTTGTAATAAGGGCCGCACCCGCCCGTAGAGGGGGTCATTAGTACCCCCTCTACCTCCGCCTAAGCCTTAACTGTTTGAAGGGAAGAGGCGAGCGAAAATACTTTATTTGCTCTAACCTCTTGTTGGCCCTTCATGATCCTGGCAATGAGGAATGCCTCATGGCAATGTAGTACATTGCCGCCAAAGACCTCAGTAGCAAACAGTGAAGAATCCTTTTCCAATATTTTCTTCTGATAGTTTGCAATACTATTGTTCAAAGCTCCTAGGGTTTGCTTGGAACCCAAAGCATCGTATGCTTTCATAACCATCATAAGTGGTGCTTTGAATGTCAGTTCGGCTTTTCTATAGTGTATGCCAGCAAAGCTCTTATACAGCTCAGCTGTTATAAAGAGATTGTCTTTTCCATCTTTATCTTTACCTATAGAAGTGAAAAGTCTTTCATTTGTCTTAAACTCGCTGAACAAGTTAGCAGCGGTGTAGCAGAGAGAGTCCCAGGCGGCTAAATTCTCGCCGAACTTCTCAGATTGCCTAGATAAATTGACAATCAGACTTTTCGCGGTTGCAGAGTGGTGAACAGAGGTGGGTTCTCTAATAAGGGCCGAGTCTATAACGGCGTTGATTTCGCGGATATAGGCTAGGTTGTCCTTGAGAATTACAGGATCAATTTCGACAACTTCCTTGCGGGGTATTTGGCTTCGTTTCATGAGGAAATCTTTTGTGTGGTAGACATCAAGTTTACCAAGAGTGACATATTCAGCCCAGGGGACGTAGGTAACTCTCACAGTATCATAGTAGACTGTTTTGTTTTCCCATCGATCCACGATTTCGTAGATGCAGGCTACTTTGGTTTCTGGAGTTATGACCACTGGAGCCATTGCTCTAAAAGTGGTATTGGGTCTACCTGTATAGGGGTTGTATGTCAAAGCAGGGGTTGGTGCATATTGGGGAGGCACTGTGTGCTCTACTACCCAGCACTGCTTACCGCCTGTGTTCACTATTCCATGAATGTAATCTTCAGGGTTACCATTGACTTCAGACCTGACCTCCAAATCCTGGTTTGGTTCGGCCATATATATGTCGTAGGCTTCTTGGCCCAGAGCTGCGAGAGACATGTCTCGTTTGGTCTTGATGAGTCGGTTGGTTACTTTCCAACGGGACTCATTGTCTGTGGTTTCTCCAGTGTACACGCCTTTCATGATTGAATCACAATAGTTATTGAAGGCCATGTAACCTACTGATTTGCAGTTGAATTTAACTGCTTGCTTTGCCATCTCTTTATGGACATCTGCAAAGTACCCTGAGTCTATACTTGTGAGGTAGTCAAAGAATCTCTCGGGATCATTGCAGTTGAAGCAGTCGTTAGTGTGTGATCCGCCTGTACAGCCACAGTGTAGTGGCATATTATCGTATAGATAACCTCCTATCCCTCGGTTATTTTGGTAAATGTTCTGCCGCATGACATCTCGCACCGTAAGTTTTGGTGCTGTAGAGTATGTTCGCTCGCAGACGCGGGAATAGGTGTAGGCTCCATTTTCGAGTACAGGTTCGTCCCACATATTTGATAAACGAACTGCCGATGTTCCAATATCTAGAGACAAGAGGGGAACGTTTTCAAAGGACCATGTGTTAGGATTCCACACACGCTTCGTGCCTTTGGGCGCGTAGACATAGCAGATCTTCGCGTGAGAATACTCCCTGCCATTTGCTGCGTAGGGGTGTTCATGGGAATCATTGCCGTAGCCGAGCTTAACTGGACCCTTTGAAGGGTCTTGAGCTTTTGCAAGCGTTGGGAACTTTCGTTCAAGAGCTTCTCGGCCTTCTGGATGCGCTTCATAATGGTACTTTGTAAAGTAGGTTGCTGGGGTGGTACCTGTGAACTTAATCTTGGGTGTTTTGTCATAGTCGGGCTTGGGGGGATTAGCGATAGCTCCTGCTCCGCCTGCACCGCCTCCAATGCCTGCTCCCACTGGTGGGTTATTTCCTCTTCGATTGTGTCGATTTGGTAGTGCCATTGCATAAATTGGTTGTTTGTTAGTTAGGTTGGTTTGTTTGTTTTGTTAAAAC